ACAGAGCGCAGCATATTATATGTCTAACACCCCGGCATTAAAAGCATTCCTATCAGCCAAGCATGGCACAAATACACTCAGTGAGATGGTATGGAAGGTAGCAGGACAGTTCAGGGCAGAGATGGAAGTTCACCTGGGGCTGGGTATTGTAAATGGTGACAGTGCGCAAAAGATAAGCCAGAGAATAAGACAATACCTGCAGAACCCGGATGCACTATTCAGAAGAGTACGTGATGCCAGCGGTAAGCTGGTCCCCTCGCAGCGCATGAGAGACTACCATCCGGGACAGGGTGTATACCGAAGCGCATATAAGAACGCAATGAGGGTGGCACGGAGCGAAACGAATATGGCATACCACAGCGCAGACAACATGCGATGGAGCCAGATTGATTTTGTAAAAGGTATCAAGATATCCCTTAGCGCAAGTCATCCACATTACAACTTCTTGGAGATATGTGAAGAGCTGGCAGGGGTTTATCCGAAAGACTTCCAATGGACCAATTGGCACCCCAATTGCTTATGTAATGCCACTCCCATACTTACCAGCCACACTAATTTCAGAGAATACCTCAAGACAGGACAAAGAGAAGTTAATAACTACGTGACCGAGTACCCGGAGAGCTTCAAGGGATACATAAAAAACAATTACGAAAGGCTAAGTAATTATAAGTCGGTGCCGTATTGGATGCAAAATAACATGGAAATTATTGGAAAATACGTAAATGTTTAGTATCTTAGCTCTATGAAACGATTAATACCCATATTGTTATTTGTAGTTTTTATTTTTGCATCATGCGAGAAAGAAAGCTGCTGGAGGTGTCAGCATATCAATGTCCAGACGGGTGAAGAATTTCATGAAACCTATTGTGGTATAACACAGACTGGTATCGTGATACTCGAAGAGAATCTTCTCGATGAGCACATTGTATCCCATTGTTCAGAAATAAGGTAGATGCTAAAATAATACCAGATATCGGTTGCCGGTAAACATGCCAGGACAAAGGAACCGGATAGCCTCTCATTACTGAGGGGCTATTTTTATTGTCCGAAATACTGCCATTTGTCAGTAAAACGCTGTTAACTGTTCATAAATTATTAATATATGGTTTAGTCACACACCTTTCAATGCGGTAATTTTGTATTAAACATTGCAACAGATACTGCAGAAAAGCAGTTTAATTGCTAATAAGGGGTAAACAACTAAACCTTAATATTTTTATGAAAGAAAAAATTTTATCATTCCTGAAAACCAAACTCAATGGGGTACAGGAAAATTATTTATCCGGGATTGCAGACCACTACGCAAAAACCGTGACAGAAGAATCACAGATCGAGACAACGCTGACAGACGGGGTCATTGATCTTCTAAAGCTCAACGCTGCTTATTTTCAGACAGAAGGAGACCGCAGGGCAACAGAAGCAGCAGACACAGCACTTAAAAATTACCGGAAGAAACACGGACTTGACGAAAACGGTAAGCCTATAAACACAGGTGACCCGAAAAAGAAAGACAAGGACGACAAACCGGACCCGGATGAGCCTGCATGGTTCAAAGCATATCGTGAAGCGAAAGATGCTGAGATAGCAGAGCTCAAGAACACATTTGAAGAACAGAAGAAGGAAAAAGCAAGAATGTCTCTTACCGAAAAGGTAAAGAGCCATGAAAAGCTGAAAGGGATTCCGGCTTCATTTCTCAAAGGACGTAATCTGGTCCCAGGATCGGAGGACGAAATCGATCAACTGGCTGCATCCATAGAAGCTGACTATTCAGCCTTTAAGCAGGATATGGCAGAGCAGGGGGTTAACATTGCTGTACCACCGGCAGGTGGAGGTGCCACGAAAGAGGGCGCCGCTCTTGGCAAAGCTATTGCCGAGAAGAAAAACACCAACTCGTCTGATGGTGTGAAAGGTAAGACGATATAACTAACTAAAAGAAAAAATTAAATGAACATAACAGAAACATCCATACCGGGAAGAAACGTCGTATGGGAGTCAATCCTTGACGAGGTTCCTGGAGGTGTATCTGTCGATGTCACGAGGCTGGACTATACAGCCGACGACAAAGAATACCTACCGGCAGGCACACCCGTGTATGTTGATCTTTCGACCAGGGTAGCTGAAGTATGTAAGTCAGCCGCTGCAGCAGCATCGGGGACTGATACAACAGTAATACTACCCAAAGAACACCACTTTAAGGTCGGAGACTCAATAACAGACTTTGCTTATTGCCGTATCATATCAGATATCACAGAAGGTGATGATACGGATACTCTCACAGTCCCCTCAGGACTTATAACAGCTTCGGGCACCGTATATGGAGAAGCAGCCGCAGGTGCAGCCAGTGCTTATGCCTCATCCCTGAAATATACCCCTAACGGTATGCTCAAGGACAAGATACGCATAGCAGAAGGTAATGCCGATGGCGCTGTTGTCAAGATAGGTTCAGCTCGTGAAGATGCTCTCACCTTCCCGATACCTGACACTTATCAGATAGCTCTTCGTGGAGGAAGCTCCGGGACAGGAACCAGTTTAATAACCTTAGTTTAACCTTATAGCAATATGAAAACACCAATTATAGAAGGCGTAACCCAGGCAGGACTGGAATCTTATCTCGCAGCACGGCAGTATGACGAATTATACTGGCCGACATTATTCCCTCTCAAGAACGTCGATCTACTCGACGGGAAAACACTCATCGGTGCCGTCGGCAGCCGCGTAGCAGCTCACGTTATCTCGTATAACTCGAAAGCTCCGGAAGCCGGACGTAAGACTATCACCACAAGACATTTCGACATCCCTAAAATAGCACAGTCAAGGCGCAAAGAGGAAAAGGAGATCCTCGAACACAGGATCACCAGAAGCATCAGAGGCAATGACGCAGTTATTGAAGATTATTTTAATGATGTCGACTTTGTCTTTGACAGCGTCATGGGACGACTGGAATGGATGGCACTTACAGCCCTTTCGACAGGATACCTGCAGTTATCAACAACCAACAACCCGCAGGGTATCATCAATGAGACAACTCTCGACTTCGGTTTACCGTCAGCTAACAAGCAATGTGTCTCAGTTGTATGGAACTCAACCAATGCCGCCAATGGCACAATGGTACCGATAACTGATTTCCTTGCCGTTGTAAAAGCAGGACGTGCTGCAGGGATTAAATTCAGCAGGATATTGATGACAACCGACACCTTTGACCTGATGTGTACTGCAACCGGCTTCACGAAGTATTTTGCAAATACACAGCTAAGCTCTGTCACCACAGCACTCACCCTCGAGAATATCAACCAGGTGCTGACAGCTTACCGCATACCTCCGATAACACTTATTGATACTTATGTTGGTATCGAGGACAAGGCAGGTGACATTACACAGGTTAACCCCTGGTCAACGACTCATATACTGTTTGTCCCTGACGTAGCTGTCGGGCAGATGTATAACGGGCCGATAGCCGAGCAGCTTGAAAAGCCAGATGGAGTTCTCCTCTCAACAAGAGGTAACGTCTCAATCTCAATAAGAAGAGAATACAACCCCGTCAGTGTACTGACCAAAGGTGAATGTAATGCATTCCCATCATGGCCAACCGTTGACAGGTGTTTCAACCTCTATACAGCCGATGCTAGCACATGGGCTTAATAGATTCCTCTCATCTCTTTAATTAGAAAGGGCCATCTTAGCCGGCGGCCTTTTTTTAAAAACATTTGTGTGATGACATACCTCGAAGCTCTGAAAGCAAAACTTAACTACCCTTTGACAGATAACGCCTTCACACTGGCATTGACTGATAGAGGGTTAACAGCATCAGCGGATTACAGTAATTGTAGCACGTTTCAACTGGCCTATGCCGACACCATAATGACACTTTTAACATCTCCTAACATACGCGAAGGAGGGTACTCAATATCGCTCAGCGAGAAAGAGAACCTGAAGAAACTAGCACAGGGGATATATGAAGCCAATGGAGAAGCAGGACCAATACCGAAACCCACTGCTAAATTTGTTCAACGCTGGTAGCTATGGAACAGTACCCAGATTCGATTGCAATTACCGTACACGCCTCCGCATCCCTTTCG